CTTTGACGGCGAAAATCTGAAGGATGTCATCGAGACCAAGGACGGCAAGACTGCCATTTACGCCGTTTCTCTGGGTCTGGACGGCTTCCACGGCATCTCCCCGCTGGGCAGCGGCGTGATCCAGTCCTATATGCCCGACCTGACCGCCCCCGGCGCAATTAAGACCGGTGAGGTGGAGCTGGTGGCAGGCGTGGCGCTGAAGAATACCCTGAAGGCGGCTGTGCTGGGCGGCATCGCCATCGCTTAAATGGGGGCGCTGCCGATGCTTACTTATGAATTTTACACAGACAGCTATTTTGGCAGCTCCATACCGGAGGCTGCCTTTCCCCATATCGCCGCCCGGGCAGAGGCAGCGCTCTCTAAAATGAAGCGCATTTACCGTGTGGAGTCCACCGGTGCGCTGTCGGAGAGGATGGCGCTGTGCGCCATGGCAGAGACGATTTATGATGCCTCCCGGCGGCATAGCGGTATTTCTCAGGTGCGGATGGGGGAGATGACGGTCTCTTATCGGGATTCCAAGGCACTGTCCCGGGAGCTGGTGGGCAAGGCTTCCATGTATTTAGACCTGTACCGGGGGGTGACGGTATGATGGATTATCCCCTGTGTAATCAGACCGTCACCGTCTACCGAAAGGTGGGGGAGGAGATCCACCGCTATGAGTATCCGGACTGTCATTTGCAAAAAAAGGTGGTTTTGGTGCGGGATGATCTCGGCACCTTCTTAAAATGGGAGTTCCTTCTGATCGTGCCCGATGATCGGCAGGTAATGGCAGGCGACCGGGTGGTGGAAGGTCGGGGCAAGGTCGTGCGGTCCTGGCAGGAGCTCAATGGCGCAATGTCGGTGGCATATGCAAAGCCCTATATACTCGATGGGAAAATCGTCCATTGGGAAGCGGGCAGCTAAAATTAATAATTACAAATTATAAATTGCGCCGTCGTAAGTGGGTGTAGGGAATGCATTTATGCATTCCACATCCCGTTAAGCAGCGTGGCGGAACGGATAAATCCGTTCCCTACGAGGTGGAAGGGAGGAGAAATTGTGACAGAATTAGAGAGAATGCGGGAGTTTTTGCTATCCTATCCCGCTTGGGAGGAAGGGAAGCTCCTGTATATCGACCGGTGTGATGGGGGAGAAAACGGCCTCTTTCCCCAGGGCGCGGAGGAAATTTCCCGGAAAAGAGATGTGCTGGGAAATACAAAGGTACACTGCCGTCTGCGCTTTATGCTCTACCGTTCGGCTTCTGAGCGGGAGAGCGATGCGGCGTGGCTGCTCCAATTCCAAAAATGGCTGGCGCAGATGAGCATTGGGGGAAAGACCCCCATTTTTGGGGATGTGCCGGCTGAGGAGCGGCTTCGGTCAGAAAAGGGACAGCTAAGCAAGCGCCGTGGAAACGACGCACTTTATGCCGTGACCATCACGGCGGAATTTACGAAAATCTATCAGGAGGATACATATGGCGAAAATTGAAAGAAAGTATTTTGCCCATTTTCTCAATACCGCAAGATCGGATGCGGCGAGCAGCTATGAACGGCTGGGCAAGGACTTAGAGGAGTATAAGGTAGAGATGTCTGCCAAGGTGGAGCGAAAGACCAACATCTTCGGTAAGCAGTCGGTGGTTATCTCCGGCTATGAAAAGACCGCGGCGGTAGAGCCTTACTACGCAGAGCCGGGCACCGGACTTTATGCGCGGCTGCAGGAGATCATCGACGACGGTCTTATTCTGGAGGATCTGCGGACGGATCTTGTGGAGGTAAAGCTCTGGGATATGCAGAAGGACGGCAGCTATCCTGCGGTGCGGGAGGAGTGCTACATCGAGGTCAGCAGCTACGGCGGCGATACCTCCGGCTATCAGATCCCCTTTACCCTCCATTTTACAGGCAATAAGGTAAAGGGTACCTTCCATCCCGGCACCAAGACCTTTACCATCGTCTAAGGAGGAAATATGGAAAAGCTGCAGTTTGATTGCGGTGTCCGCACCTTTCGGGTAAACGGCGGGGAAAGTCTCCGCTTTAATCCGGCAGATCCCAATCTCTATGCCCGGCTCCAGTCTGCCGGGGAGAGGCTGGCGGACATCCAAAAGGAAATGGGGGGCGACGATGTGCCCAAAATGCTCTGGGAGGCGGACAAAAAGCTGAAGGGCCTTTTGTGCGAGGTCTTTCCCGGCAACGATATGGAAAAGCTTTTTGCGGGGGTCAATCTGCTGGCGCCCACCAAAAGCGGCAAGACCGTCTTTGAAAACTTTATGGAAGCGCTGGAGCCGATTTTGACGGCAGGCGCGGAGGAATGTGCCAAGCGCATCGTAGGAGAGAGCAATGCTTGACCCTTGGTTTTTGCCTACAACCGCGAAAATCGGGGGCAGGGAATATAAGCTCCGGTGCGACTTTCGCAATATCCTTCGGATCTTTTCCTATATGAGTGACCCGGATCTTCCCGATGTGATCCGCTGGCAGATCGCCCTGCAGCTTTTCTACGAGGGAGAGATCCTCCCCAAAGACCGCCCCGAGGCAATAGCGTATTTTTCCCAGTTTATTTCCTGCGGCAAAGGGGAGACGGAAAAGCCGTCTCCCCGGCTGCTTTGCTGGCAGCAGGATGGGCAGATCATCATCGGGGAAGTGAATCGGGTGGCAGGCTGTGAGATCCGGGAGAAGAAGTTTCTCCATTGGTGGACCTTCCTTTCCTATTTCCACGCCATCGGCGAGGGGCAGCTTTCCTTTATCGTGTCGCTGCGGGAGAAAAAGCGCCGGGGCGAGAAGCTCAGTGACTGGGAGCAGCGGTACTATCAGGAAAACCGGGACACGGTGGAGTTGAAGGAACGCTATTCCAAGGCGGAAATGGCAGAGAGGGAGAGATTGCAGAGGATGCTGTCGTAAGCACCATCAAAAACGGTGTCATTCTGAGCGGAGGGCGATAGCCCGGAGTCGAAGAATCCGTTCTCTTTTCTGGGGAAACGGATCCTTCGACGCGCTACGCTTGCTCAGGATGACAGGGGCAGTAGATAATTGTCAATTATCAAATATCCATTATCCATTCATAAATGAAAGGCAGGTGAAGCTATGAAAAAACAAAATGATGTGATCTATGAAATTCAATTTGATACCTTTACCTTTGAGGAGATCGTGGTGGCGGCAACGGCGGTGGCAAAGGCCATTTCCGCCATCGGTCTGGCGCTGAACCGTGTGCTGGGCAAGGTCACCAACACGGTCCAGACCATCCACCGGGATACCCGAAAGACCTTGGCGGATTTCGATAAGCTCAGCAAATTGGGTAATTGGCAGACCGGCACGGTCACCACCGAGACCACCCGGGAGGAAATTACCGGGCTCGAGCAGATGGTGGACAAGATGGTCGCGTCCCTGCGTGGCTCGCTGGGAGAATTTGTCGCCACAGTGGGCGAAAAGCTCAAGGAATTTACCGGCTGGGATGCAGGCGGTATCACACTGGGACTGGGGAAAATCATCACCGGCGTGGGCGCGGTGCAGGCGCTGCTGCGGGGGGATATGTCCATGGCCCTCTGGCTGGGACTTGCCAACACCGCCTTTACGGCAGCCGAAGACCGGATGGGCACCTTTATCGGGGTGCTGACCAATGTGAGCAAGGCCTTTTCCGGTGTGGGGTCTATTTCCAGCCGGGTGTGGAGCGGTATTTCCGCCGTGTGGGGCGGTGTGGGTCTTTGGTTTTCCAAGATGCTCTTTAACCCCCTGGAGGGTGGATTTAAGACCACCGCCAATGTGATCATCGGCATTTTTAATGCGCTGATGTCAGCGGTGACCTTTGCCACCAACGGACTGGGGGATATCTTTAATAAGATGACCTTCTCCGTGCCTGACTGGGTGCCGGGCATCGGCGGCAAAAAGTTCGGCTTTTCCATTCCCAGCTTCTTATCCCCAAAGATCCCCTTTCTTGCCCAGGGCGCGGTGCTGCCGGCAAACAAGCCTTTCCTTGCAATGGTAGGCGACCAAAGACACGGCACCAATATCGAAGCACCCCTTTCTACCATTTCCGAGGCGGTTTCTCTTGTGATGGACGACCATACCAATGCCTTGCTTTCCGGTATGGAGGCGTCCGTGGGCATCCAGAGGGAAATTTTGGAGGCGGTGCTGGGCATCCGCATCGGCGACGAGACCATCGCCCACGCCAGCGAACGGTATTACCGGAAAATGGCAATGGCAGGGGGAAGAAATTGACAATTGACAATGGACAATTGACAATTACGCACCATCGAAAGCGCGTGTCATTCTGAGCAAGCGAAGCGCGTCGAAGAATCCGTTTTCTTTTTTGAGGGACGGATCCTTCGACTCCGTTTCACTCCGCTCAGGATGACAGAGGAAGGACGAGGATGCGGTGGATAAAAGCAAAGGAGAGGATCTATGAATGAACTGAGCTATTTATATGCCATAGACGGCAGATTTTTACTGACCCCCGATGCGGGGGTGCAGATGCAGTTTACGGATTTGGATGACGGCGAGTCGGGCAGAGATGAAAGGGGCTATATGCACCGAAAGGTGCTGCGCCATAAGGTCAAAAAGTGGCAGTTTTGCTACGGGGTGCTTTCTCAGGAGGAATACCGCTATATGCGCAGTGTTCTTTCTGCCGGCGGCGCATTCCGGTTTTCCTATCCTGACCCGGACGACCCCAGCCGGACAGCGGAGACCACAGCCTATTTATCCGAGTACGGCATCGTCTGGCAATGTGCCAAAAGCGGACTTTACCGGAATCTTAAATTTGATGTTATCGAGTGTTAGGAGGGTGTATGCACAAGATCATTCTATCTGACGGCGCAGTCCTCTCCTCCGGCGCGGAAGGCGCTGCCATCAAAAGGGTGACGGTGACGAAAAGCGTCTGCACCGCCGGGGAGCTGACGGTGGGCACGGTCTGCGCGGCGGTGGCAGAAATCGAAATTATGGACACCGCCGGGGTCTGTCCTATAGGGGCGGGGGAGGAATTTTCCCTTTATCGGGAGGACACCCTTTTGGGCGTGTTCACCGTGGAGACACCGAAGCGGCTTTCTGCTACCCAGTTTCAGCTGACCGCCTATGACCCGGTGGCAAGGCTAGATAGGAATTTGGACGACTGGCTGCAAGGCCTTACCGGCTGGCCTTATCCTCTGCGGGATTTTGCCGGTATGGTCTGCGGAGAGTGCGGCAACACCTTGGAGACGGAAAGCCTGCCGGATACTGCCCTTTCCGTGCCTGCCATCGTGGGCAGCGGCATTACCGGCAGACGGCTGCTGAGCTGGATGGGAGAGGCGATGGGCTGTTTCCTCCGGGCAAAGCCTGCGGGCGAGCTGGAATTTTCGTGGTACACCCCAAGCAACACCGAAATCGGCACGGACGATGTCCCTATTTTCGGCGGCACGCTCCAATATGAAGACTATGAGACCGCAGGTATAGACTGCGTGGTCATCCGCAAGACCCAGACCGATGTGGGCATTTCCTACCCGGAGAAAGGAGGAAATCCCTACATTATCGAGGGAAATCCCATCCTAACCGGGGGAGAGGGAGATAGGGAGATCGCCCGGCAGCTCTATGCGCGGCTGAGGGATCTTTCCTACTGTCCCTTCTCTGCAGAGATACCGGTGGGCACTGCCCAGCCGGGGCAGTATGTAACCGTCCACACCCCCGAGGGGAAGACCTTTTCCTCTCTCCTTATGACGGTGGAAGGGAAAAACGGCAGAGAGAAAATAGGCAGTACCGGCAGCCGGAATCGCAGCAGCGTGACTGCCCAAACGGACTTTCGTCTCGGCGCCTTGTCAGGGAGAATTATGACCCTCCAGACAGACCTTGACGGCATCCGGGCAGAAAACCGGGACGGAGAGGGCAAAGCCGCC